GGAGACTATTCTTTGAGAGGACTCGAAGATTTATTTTGTATCGAAAGAAAAGGAAATGTAAGTGAGTTTGCAAATAATATTACGGAAAAAAGATTTAAAGATGTTGTAGAAAGACTGTCTAAATTTAAGTATCCTTTTTTATTATTTGAATTCGATCTAGAAGATGTTCTTAAATACCCAGTAGGGTCTACTGTACCTAAGAGGATGTGGAGCAAGTTAAGGATAAGTCCTAAGTTTATTCTTAAGCATATTAATGAATTACAAATACTACATAATGTTAAAATTGTTTTTTGTGGCAATGCTGCAAATGCAGAAAAAGAAGCATTAGCAATCATGAGAAAGATATATGAGTATCACGGACAACCAAAAGCAGATATTTGATGATGCATGGTTAGGTCTGGGGGATCTGTCGAAGATCCAAGTACCTACGAACCCTATGATTCATAGGACAGAGACCGAGATTGAGAACCCAGATCTACATCTTATGAAGCTTTTAAGAAACCCAAAATATGTAGGTGCAACTTGTAAATTACTATTTAATATAGAGTTGCATCCTATGCAATGTGTTATATTACAGGAATTTTGGAACAGACCATTTCCTATGTATATAGCTTCTCGTGGTTGGGGTAAATCGTTTCTATTAGCTTTGTATGCCGTATTAAGATGTACCTTTTATCCTGGCACTAAGATTGTAATTGTAGGTGCTGCTTTTAGACAGAGTAAAATTATATTTGAATATATGGAAACTATGTGGAGAAACAGTCCGATCCTTAGAAGTATCTTTTCTGGGAATGAAGATGGGCCGAGAAGAGATGTAGATAGGTGTACGATACGACTTGGTGATAGTTGGACAATAGCAGTTCCAATGGGAGATGGCTCCAAGATTAGAGGACTTAGAGCACATATTATTATCGCTGACGAATTCGCATCAATATCTCCAGATATATATGAAACAGTTGTTGCGGGTTTTGCTGCTGTTTCTGCTAGTCCTATAGAAAATGTAAAAGAAGCAGCTAAGAAAAAAGCTATGACAGAAGCTGGAATATGGAATGAACAACTAGAAGCACTAGATACAAAAATGGGAAATCAAGCTATTATATCAGGAACCGCTGATTATAGTTTTAAACACTTTGCTCAGTATTGGAGAAGATATAAATCTATTATTGAAAGCAAAGGTGATAAGCAGAAGTTAGAGGATCTTTTCAAAGGTGAGGTTCCAGATAATTTTAACTGGCAAGATTATAGTATTATTAGGATACCTTATGAGTTAATACCTAAAGGTTTTATGGATGACAAGCAGGTAGCTAGGGCTAAAGCTACAATTCATACAGGTATTTACAATATGGAATATGCTGCATGTTTTACAAAAGACAGTGATGGATTTTTCAAGAGAAGCATGTTGGAAGCATGTGTGTCTAATGAAAGTAACCCTATTATTATTGGAGATAAAACTATATTGTTTGATGCTACTACTCAAGGTAATATTCATAATCAGTATGTATATGGTATTGACCCAGCATCGGAAAAAGATAATTTCAGTATAGTTATTTTAGAATTACATCCAGATCATTCTAGGATTGTATATTGTTGGACTACTAATAGAAGTAATTTTAAAGAGAGGCAAAAATCAGGTCTTACTAACGAACATGATTTCTATGGTTTTTGTGCAAGGAAGATTAGAAATCTTATGAGGACATTTCCTCCAAAGGTAATTGGTATGGACGCTCAGGGTGGTGGTATAGCTATTGAAGAAGCTTTACATGACCCAAAGAATTTAGAACCTAATGAACAATTGATATGGCCAGTAATTAATTATGATAAAAGCAAAGACACAGATACACAGCAAGGTTTACATATTTTAGATATGGTACAATTCGCAAAGGCAGATTGGACAGCACAAGCCAATCACGGTTTAAGAAAAGACTTTGAAGATAGAGTGTTACTATTTCCAAGATTTGATCAGTTAACTCTAGGTTTAGCATTAGATGAAGAAGGTAAAGATATATTAACTTCTGATCTAAATCCATTATATGATAGTCTAAGCGAATGCATCTTAGAAATAGAAGATCTTAAAAATGAATTAACTACTATTGTTATGACGCAAACTAGTACCGGTGCAGGAGCTAGAGACAAATGGGATACACCTGAGGTCAAGTTGCAAACAGGTAAAAAGGGTCGATTAAGAAAAGATAGATATAGCTCCTTGGTAATAGCTAATATGTTAGCTAGACAAACAAGACAGCAGCTTGCTAGGCCAGATTACGATGTTATTGGAGGAAATAGAGTAGACATAGTGAATCAAGAGGGAGATATGTACAAAGGCCCAGATTGGTTTACAGGAGGAGCAAATGATGATTTTTATACTGGCATCTATAAATAAAAAGTGTATAATAAATTAATGGAATTGCAATACTATTACAATTGAAATGAGAACATGACAAAAAAATACCCAAAAAGTGACGCCATACAGGATGAATCCCTAGTGGGAGAAGAAGCTTATGTAGCATGGGGAGATGACTTAGCTTCTAAAAAAGAAGCATTAAGTAAATCTTCCGAATCTATGGAAGAATATATTGGAATCGATCATAGCACTGCTTCTCGTAGACATGGATTAGATTATTCTAATTTATCTACGAATACATCTGGTAAGCCAGGTTTAACAAGAACAGACTATGATTTCTTTAGACCAGACGAGGCTGTTCCTCGTAAGATAAAAGGAGTAATCAAAAGGGCAGAAGATATATACCAAAGAGTTGGCTTAGTGAAAAACGTAGTTGACTTAATGGGGGATTTTGGCGCACAGGGTATTAGATTAGTTCATAAAAATAAACGTATTGAAAGATTTTACAGAAGATGGTTCAAGAAATGCAAGGGCAAAGAAAGAAGCGAAAGATTTCTTAATAATCTTTATAAGAGTGGTAATGTAGTAATCAATAGACAAACAGGTAAATTAAGTTTAAAAGTTACAGATAAATTATTTAAAAGTGTTGCAACTCCAGATTTGATAGTCAATGACTTAGAGGATGTTCAAGTTCAAAAAAGAGAAATTCCTTGGAGATATACTTTTATAGATCCTGTTTATGTAGAGGTATGTGCAGGCTCTTTAGCTTCTTTTGTAAGCGATAAAAGATATGAATTAACGATTCCTGCAAATTTACGCAAGATGATTAATTCTCCTAAAAATCAAGCAGAGAAAGATGTGATAGCTCAGTTACCTGATGCTATTTTAGAAGCAGCGACATCCAGAAAAGCTTATCCATTAGACCCACAAAAAACTATGGTCTATCACTACAAAAAAGATGATTGGCAAAGATGGGCTTTCCCAATGATCTATTCTATTATGGATGATATTACTGTAATTGAAAAATTAAAGTTAGCAGATATGGCAGCATTAGATGGTGCTATTTCTAATATTAGAATTTTTAAGCTAGGAAGTTTAGAGCATAAAATTGCTCCTACTAAAGCAGCCGCTGCGAAGTTAGCCAATATTCTTGGTAATAATGTTGGTGGAGGCACAATGGATTTAGTCTGGGGTCCAGATATTGAACTATTAGAATCTAGAACTAATGTACATCAGTTTCTAGGTGAAGCAAAATATACTCCCCACTTAAATGCTGTATATGCTGGTTTGGGTATTCCTCCCACTCTTACTGGAACCTATGGGGCTGCTGGTACGACAAATAATTTTATAAGCCTGAAAACTTTGACACAAAGACTACAGTATGGTAGAGATATGTTGACGGAATTTTGGGAAAGAGAGATAGGATTAGTTCAGAAAGCTATGGGTTTTAGATCTCCAGCTAAAGTAGAATTTGACAGAATGGATTTATCTAATGAAGAATCAGAAAAAGCTCTACTAATTCAATTAGCTGACAGAAATATCGTATCTGATGAGTTATTGCAGACAAGATTTGGTTTCGATCCAGAGATGGAAAAGACTAGATTAAATAGAGAAGACAGAGACAGAAAGAAGGATAGAATGGTTGGAAAAGCTAGTCCTTATCATGATCCTGAACCCGAAAACGCGTTAAAGAAAATCGCTTTACAAAGCGGAGTTGCCTCACCGAGCGAAGTTGGATTGGAACTCGATCCTAAGAAAGAAGGAGAGAAAAGTTCACTCGAAATGCGGCAAAAGCCAAAACCAACAAAGTTGGCAAAAGATTCGCCAGAATCTTTGCCTGGAGAACCGCAGCAAGGACGACCCAGATTATCAAAAGACACTGAGAAACGAAAAGAACGAACGTTCTCACCCCAAACAGGAGCATCATTGCAGTTATGGGCCAGCGAAGCTCAGGAAAGAATTAGCGAAATTATAAACCCAATATTGCTTGATTTCTTTGGAAAGAAAAATCTCAGAAGTTTATCAAATGATCAACTAACAGAACTTGAAAATATTAAGAGCAGTATCCTTTTCAATATCAAACCATTCTGCACAATCAATTCTGAAAACATTACTGCAAAATTAGATAATTTAAATTGTACACAGTTGACCGCTTATAGTGTATGGTTAAGACAGTTGGCCTCACAATTAAATAGGGATTTGTCTGTTGATGATCAAAAGCAGGCTAAATCTAGTTTTTATTGCACATTGAATAACAAATAAAAGGTATACTTTATGATTATATATCCGCAAGAAACTGATGATGGTTTAGCAGCAAAGATTACTGCTTCTACTAGTATTTCATATGCCTCTATAGTAGAACCATGCGATATCACACCAAATCAAAAATCTAAAATTAAAGTGTCTGCGTCTGTTAGTGACGCTGATTTATATTACGTTCAATCCATTTTAGTTAGTTCTTCATGGAATAGAAACGATGATATTTTCGACAGAGCTGAAGTTTGGGCAGCCAGAGCAACTCCAGAAGATAAACCTACTAATTTAGAGCATGATGAAAATACAATAATTGGTCATATCACATCAAATTGGCCTATTGATTTAGATGGTAAAACTATTGCAGATGATATAGATATGAATGACCTTCCAGAAAAATTCCATATTGTTACTGGATCAGTTATTTATAAGGCTTATAGTACTCCTGAACTCAAAGAGAGAGCAGAAAGATTGATTGCTGAGATTGAAAATGGCACAAAATATGTCAGTATGGAGTGTTATTTCAAAGGTTTCGATTACGGCTTAACAAATAAAATTACAGGTGAATATAAAGTTTTAGCTCGTAATGAAGATACAGCCTATCTCACAAAACATCTTAGAGCATATGGTGGTTCTGGTGAACAGGATAACTATAAACTTGGTAGAGTTTTGAGGAATATTACTTTTAGTGGTAAAGGTTTTGTTGACAAGCCAGCAAATCCGGATAGTATAATATTCCAGAGACAACTAATTGATGATTTATTGGATAAAAAAAATGACAATTTATCAAATTCAGGTGTAGTAGATAATAAGCCCATAACTAGCGAAGACATGGAGAATATCATTATGAGTGAAAATATAGAAAAACAAGTTGCAGAAATTAGTGATAAGTTAGACACTGTTGCAGCTAGTTGTGACCAAACAGAGGAAGCAAAAACGTTAGCTTCTGAACTACAGAAAACCAACCAAACCCTAGAGGCAGCTATGAAAGAAAAAGAAGAAATGCTCGAAGCCAAGTCTGAGGAGTTAGAAACTCTTGCCATGAAAATGGACGAAGAAGTTAAATCCAAGAAAGAATTAATGGCTGAGATGAAAAACAAAGAAGACAAATCAAAAGCTGAGCTTGAAGAAATATTAGCAAGCAAAGCAGAACTCGAAGAAGCTCTTAAGGCCGCTCAAACCTCTCTTGAAGAAGCCAACGAAGTTATCGCTGGTTACAAGATGAAGGAAGAAGAACAGGCCAAAAAAGATATGCTTATGAAGAGAAAAGCCAATTTGGTTGAAGCGGGTCTCGATGACGACGCTGCTTCCGCTGCTGTTGAGAAATTTGAAAGTCTTGATGATGATTCCTTTGAAGCTGTTCTTGCGGCTATGACTGCTGTCAAGCCAAAGAAAGAAGAAGAAAAAGCTAAGAAAGAAGAGACTGAGGCAGCAATGCCACCAGCTCTTAAAGAAGCTTTAGAAAAGAAGAAGAAAGAAGAGAAAGAAAAGGCTTCAGAATCAGACGAACTTGAAGAAGCTGAATCTGCTTTAGAAGAAGTAGAAGCTGAAGAAACAGTTGATCTGAGCGTTGGAAGTGACGAATCAGAAACAGAATCAGCAGAAGCTAGTGTTCGCGCAGAACTTGTAGAATTTGTAAGTGCTAGACTCGGTAACACCTCAAAATAGGGAGATAAAAACATGGCTCTAAAACCAGATCGTATTGAAACTCAAACTGATGTATCTTTCTTCTCGGACGCAACCGCTACTCGTGGTGGTGTTGCTTCTGTCAAGACTGCTGGATCAGGCGTTTCTATGGATGATTCCAGTGCAGTTGTTGAATACACTTCAGCTTTAGCAAATGCTAATCCTGTTGGTATTCTTCTTAATGATATCGTAGATCTCGACCTTACTCGTCAGCATATTAACTGGCATAAGGACGAAGTCCAAAAGGGTGGCAAAGTTACTTTGCTACAAGTTGGTCAGGTTACCACAAGTAACATTGATTCCGGTGCAGTTCCATCTGCAGGCTCCGGTGCCTTTGTTCACAACAACGGTGACATTTCAACTTCAGGCGGTGGCGCCAGAGTTGGAACATTTTTGAGTAGTAAAGATTCAGACGGTTATGCCAAGGTCGCTATTAACATTGCCTAACTTTAAAAAGGAGAAAATTAACATGTCAGCAGAAACTAAAGCATTTCAACCTACTCCAGAATTGACTGATCTTTTGGTCAAGTCTGGTTCGCAGCACAGAGAGACTTCTCTTGCAGCTAATGCAGAATTTGCAAAAGCCCTTGAGCAGCCACTCCGTCAAGGTGTACTTAGTGGAAACATCCTCGATGGTATCTTCGAACCAATTCAATTGGCTCAAAGTGCTACTCCTGAGTTCCCACTTGATTTCTTAGCCCCAGGTACAGAAAAGGACTTTGTTGCCTATACTGTTCCTAATCATGGCTATATTCCAGAACGTCACGTCGAAGGCGATTACGTCATGGTTCCTACTTTTGATATCGGTGCAAGCATCGACTATCTTTTAAAGTATGCTCGTGACGCTCGTTGGGACGTAGTCGGTCGTGCAATGGAAGTTCTTGAAGCTTCCTTTGTCAAGAAGATGAATGACGATGGATGGCACACGCTGCTTGCAGCTGGTGTTGATCGTAACATCGTTGTTTATGATAGTGACGCAGCTAGTGGTCAGTTCACTAAGAGACTCGTTTCTCTTCTTAAGACTGTCATGCGTCGTAACGGTGGTGGTAACTCTGCTAGCAATAACAGAGGAGCACTTACTGATTTGTATGTCTCTCCAGAAGCTATGGAAGACATTCGTAACTGGGGTGTTGATCAGGTTGATGAAGTTACTCGTCGTGAAATCTATACCGCTGCTGATGGTAGCGTCAATAGAGTATTCGGTGTTAACTTGCATGATCTAGACGAGCTTGGCAATGGCCAAGAATACCAGAACTTCTACGGTACTACTTTAGGTGCTGGAATGCCTTCTGGTCACAACACTGAAATTGTTGTTGGTCTTGATCTTCGCAAGAGAGACAGCTTTATCATGCCAGTTCGTGAGCCAGTACAGATCTATGAAGATGATACCCTTCATCGTCAGAAGAGAGCTGGTTTCTACGGTTGGGCTGAGCAAGGCTTTGCTGTTCTCGATAACAGACGAGTTCTTCTTGGTTCTCTATAATCTATCTTTATAGATGTTAATAGGAAAAGCCGCCCACCAAATGGGTGGCTTTTTTTATGCTCGGGTGTATCTAATTAATATACAACTCTACCAAAAGGTAAATTATTATGGGAGCAAGTCTTTATAACTTTGAGATTGAACAAGGCTCCTCATTTAAGATGTCTTTGATATATAAAGACTCTAATGGGGATCCTATAGACATCACTGGGTGGTGTGCTAGATTAACTTGGAAAACTAGTGCTAATTCTACTCAAACTTTTTCTAGTGATAATATAGATAAAAGTATTTATGATTTTAATATAGAAGGAACTTTAGGGAAAATTAATCTGTTGTTTCCTGCTGGTACTACTAACGGCTTTACATTCAATAATGCTAAGTATGATTTAGAACTACAATCAGATGAGCTACATTATAATCAAGGCGGTAAATATGTAACAAGATTATTGTATGGTACTGTAAACATTCAGAAGAGATTTAGTAAATCTAATACTGCATTGGAGTGTAATGAATGAGTGATTTTACTTTAGAGATATCTGATACTGTCAATACTTTAGAAATAGAAGTTTCAACAGAAGACAATACAGAAAATGTAGAAGTAAGTAGCTCTGTAACAGATATCGTAGAAGTTTCAACAGGGTTTTCTGCTACCATTGTATATGCTAGTGAAATAGTTGGCTTAGATAATTATTTAAGTAATTTTATAGATAGCTACAATATAGATTGTGGCACACCATAACACGGAGAATACACCATGCCAGTGAATACATTATTACAAGTAAGAAGAGGCTCATCAAGCGATTGGTCCACAGCCAATGGTGGTAATGGAGCAGTTTTAGGTGCCGGTGAAATAGGTTTAGATACTACTATTGATAGAATTAAAATTGGTGATGGTACTACAGCATGGAATAGCTTAGAATTTCTTAGTGTTGGGTTTGATGATATACATACTAATGCTGGAAGTGGTGTGAGTATTACTACTGTTACAGATAGTAATAGTCAAGTTACAGGTATCTCTTTAAGTGCTAATATTGTTGGTGGTGATAATATTACTTTAAGTAATACTGGTGGACAGCTTACTATTAATGGAGAAGCTGGTATTACATTGTCTGAAGGTACCGGTATCCATATTGAAACTGTTGGTTCAGACAATAAACTAAGTGTTAGTGGTTTAACACACAATAATATCGGTGATTTTGATGCTGCTGTAGATGCCAGGGTTACAGCCGCTAGTGTCAGTCCTGAAGAAATTAGAGATATTATGGGAACTGGCATGGGAGCTGGAACAGGAATACATATTGTTTATGATGATGATGGTAATCAACTCATTAATATACATGTAAGTGGTTTACAGCTAGGTAATATTGGAGATGTAACAGCAACTGCTACTGAAGTTAATCTGTTGGATGGTGTTACTGCTACTACAAATGAATTAAATATTTTAGACGGTGTCACAGCAACAGCAACCGAACTTAATTTAGTTGATGGCTCTAGTGCTGGTACAATTGTAAATAGTAAAGCTGTAATTTATGGTTCAGCTGGCGAGGTCAATGCTACAACATTACAGATTGCTGGAACTTCTATTACATCCACAGCAGCTGAATTAAATATACTAGATGGTGTCACCTCTAATGCTACTGAAATTAATTATCTTGATGGTATTACTCTTGGAACAGCTAGTGCTAGTAAAGTATTATCTGTAGATAGTAACTTAGATGTTCAGAGTATTCGAAATCTTAGTATCGATGGAGATCTTACTGTTGGAGGTACTACTACAACTGTTAATTCTACAGTAGTTACTATTGATGACCCTATCTTTACTCTTGGTGGGGATACGGCTCCGGGTAGTGATGATAATAAAGACCGTGGTATTGAGTTTAGGTGGCATAATGGGTCTGCAGCTAAAGTTGGATTTTTTGGTTTTGATGATAGTACAGGTAAATTTACTTTTATCCCTGATGCAACAAATACTAGTGAAGTTTTTGGAGGAACTAAGGGTGAGCTTGATGCGACTGTAGACTTTAGTAATCTTGCTAATATAGATATTACCAATACTCATATTAATGCTAGTGCAGCTATTGCTGTTAGTAAATTAGCAGCAAGTAGTGTTACAGTAGGTACTACTGAGATTACGTTAGGAAATAGTAGTACTAGTTTGGCTGGTATGACAGCTATTGCTGGTGCTAGTGCTGGTAGTCCAATGACTATCACTAATTCAACTATAGATGGTGGATCACCATAATATAATCATATAAATAGGATATAGAACATATGGCCGTAAATAACTTAATTAAGGTACGAAGAGGAACTGCTACGGAATGGAGCAATGCTTCTTTTCCTACTTTAGCTGAAGGCGAACCAGGATTTGATACTACAAATAATATTTTAAAAATAGGAGATGGTAGTACAGCCTGGAATCTTTTAGCCGCTGTTAATAATACAGATCATCCTAACATTAGCGCTGCTGGTTCTGTTAATAATGCAGGCAATCAATTTGTACAAGATATTACTGTCGATAGTAATGGTCATATAACCTCAATGGCTTCAACTACAGTCACACAATTGACACAAGAAGAAGTTGAAGATTTTGTTGGTGGTATGGTTACAGGAAATACCGAGACAGGGATTACAGTCACATATGATGATAGTGATGGCACACTAGATTTTGTAGTAGATCATGACGCTGCTAATAATTTTGTGGCTAACGAACATATAGATCATACTAGTGTTACTCTAACGGCTGGTGATGGTCTTACTGGTGGTGGTGATATTAGTGCTAGCAGAACATTTGCTGTCAGTGTTGATGATAGCACTATCGAAATTAATAGTGATGCCTTAAGAATTAAAGACGGTGCAATTACTTCTGCTAAGATAGGAGCAGGTGGATTTGTCTTTAATGAAGCTGGGGCTGCTGTTGATTTTAGAGTAGAAGGAGATACTAATCAGAACCTTCTTTTTGTAGATGGAAGTGCAGATAAAGTAGGTATTGGGACTGATAGTCCAGCAGGTATACTTCATGTTAAAGGTGAATATTCAGACGGTGGACATATTACCATAGAAGACACAAGTTCTGCACTAAAAACTAGATTTTATAATGGTAATACCGCTAGTGTTATAGCTGTTGATGAAGGTGATGCTGTTGGCACTTCTTCTCTTCAAATTTCGGTAGACAATTCCACTAAAGCAACATTCGGAGCTTCTTCTACTACTTTTGATCAAAATGTTACTATAAACGCTTCCACTAATCAAGCTATAATTGGAAATTCTGTCACAGTATTTAACGAAGGTGGAG